ATTACGGCCACTGACACGAGTCAGGCCTTCAGCCAGTTTGCGGACATCTTCAATTTATTGCCCGACATTAATCAGCGCAATGCCCTGGCCCAGGCTGTGTTCAAACGTTCCTGGGCAGAGTTGGCCCCCATCATGGTGATGGGTAGCTCGGCGATTCAAGAGGCGATAACGAAGGGGGCTTTACTGTCTGGACAAACTGAGGCAGCCGCGCACGCTGCTAAAGATTTCAACGACAAATGGATAGAGCTCACCGGAACTGGCGGTATCGGCACACGGATGATGCAGGGCATGCTGCCCGCACTCAACGGTATTGCCGATGAATTACTGCTGCTTCAGACCAATGGCATGGGCGCCTCAACGATGTTTACCGACATCGGGAGCAGTATCGGCACGGGGTTGGTTGCGGTAAGAGACTTCACAGTAACCCTCTGGGATCACCGCCAAGCCATTGAAGTTCTGGCTGGTGCATACGCTTCTTGGAAGCTGGGCACCTTCGTCTCTGAGTTGGCCAATGCGGCAGTTACAAACTATTTGAACGTTGCGGCAACGATGGCGGCCAAAGATGCGGTCGTCCAAAAAGCCGTCGCTGATGTTGCCGCGACTGCTGCCACCGCCACCCTGACTGCCGCCCGCGTGGCCGAGTTGCGTATCGCCGTCCTGGCCGCCGAGGGTGAGGTGGCACTGGCCATTGTCACCAACGGCCTGGTGCCTGCCCAGGCTGCGGCCGCTGCTGCTGCGGTTGCTCACACTGGCGCCACAGCAGCACTGACAGTTGCCGAGTACGAAGCCTCCATCGCAACCGGTGCACTCAATACAGCCCTGAGCTTTCTGGGTGGCCCCATTGGCATCTTGATCACCCTAATAGGTGCGGCGGCAACTGCCTTCTTTGTTTTTGGGCAACAAGGTAAGACGGCGGTTCAAGGCATCACGGATGAGGTGGAAAAGGGCATCGCGGTCATCGAACGTCTCAAGAAGGAAATGAAATTCGGCTCTGGTGATGTGGGCCAGTTGACCGCATCCCTGGAGGCAATCAACCGCAGTATTTCAGTCCTAGCCGCATCGCCTGGCGAAGGCGCCGCCAAAAAGCTCACTGAATTACGGGCTCAGGCAAAAGAGTTTGAGGAGATGTTGGCCAACATTGGCCAGAAGCAGGCTGCAACCAGTCCGGTCACCCCAGGATTGACAGCGGCCCAACTGGAGGCCCAGCGCAGGGCTGCTGAATTTTTGAAGGTTCCTGATACGGGCCATGACCCTTGGGCGATCCGGATGGCATCGCAAATTAAGGAGAGCAATGCCAGCATTGCCATGATCAAGGCAAACTTGCAGCAAGAGGAGGCTGTACTTAAAAATTCCTATAACGACCAATATATTGATGCCGATACCTATTACGCCAATAAGGCAGCGGCCTTAGCGTCCTCCTCAAAGGCAGAGCTTCAGGAATACGCAAAACAATATGCCGCAGTAGAGCAGTACGTCCGAAATTCCAAGGACAAAAATAAGGCCGAAAAAGAGACTGCCGAAAGAATGGCGATTAATTCTGCAAATGCAAAGAGCGCGGCTGAAGCTGATCGAGCCGTCATCAATAACGCCGATGAAAAGGCCCGCATTTACCGAGATTTCGCGTTGGCAATGGAGGCGGTGTCCCACCAGTACGCACTTGCTGCCGACCAAAGCAATTTTGAGATCGACATGATCGGGCGCACCCAAGACGTCGTGGAAAAACTCACGGCGGCAAGGGTAATCCAACTGGCCGTTGAAGATAAGCTCTATCAAGCCCGCAACAAGAATATTCCGAAAACCCAAGTCGAAGAAACATTGTTCGCTGCACGATGGGCTCAGGTGCAAAGTAACGACAGAATTTCAGATAAACAGGCTGCATTACTGCATGACATTTTCAGTAAGGGGACGAAAGACGTCGCCTTGGGCGCAGCTATCGGAGCCGAAAACTCGCAATTTGCCATTGACCAAATTGGCAAGACCGCAGTTGCAATTGCTCAAGAGAATGCGGCCCGTCAGATTCGGCTTTCACTGGCTGCCCGCTTTCAAGAACTTGAAAAACTAGGCCAATTACATAAGCTCAGCCCCCCCGACAGATTGGTGGCCGAGCAGGAGGCGCAGGCACAGGAAGCCCAAGCTAAACGCCAAATCGCTGAACAAAGTCGACGCAACAACGATGAAATTTTCAGGCTGGGCACTGAGGAAACAACCCACGGTGCGGCCCTCGCCGACGCGGCAGCAAAGTCGCAGCTTGAAATGATGGGTAAGAGCAGCCTTGCCGTTGCCCAGTTAAATGCCGTGCAATCAATTGAGCTTGCACTGCAGGCGCGCTTGTACGACATGAAGCTTAAAGATGCCACCATTGACCCGGCCAAGCTGGCTGATGCGGCCCTGCAAGCAGAGCAGCAAAAGTTACTGGCAATCACCAGGGTCACGGCAGCTTATGAAAAGCAACGCAGCGCGCAGTTCGGGGTGAGTGAGGCGTTTCGCAAATACTCGGAGGATGCCACTAACTCTGCGGCCCAGATGGAGGCGCTATTTACCAAAGCCTTCAAGGGGATGGAGGATGGGCTGGTCGAATTCGTTAAAACCGGAAAACTCGATTTTTCGAGCTTAGCCGATTCGATCATTTCTGACCTGATCCGCATTGCTATCCAACAACAAATCACCGGGCCATTAGCGGCTGCATTTAGTTCGGGCGGGGGTAGCGTAGTCACCAGCTTTTTATCCATGCTGGGATTTGCAGGGGGAGGTGACCCCCCCATGGGTAAGCCCTCACTGGTGGGCGAGAACGGCCCCGAGCTATTTATGCCCCATAGCGCAGGCACCATCATTCCCAATTCCAAATTGGGCGGCGCCAGCGACATCGTGGTCAACATCATCGAGTCCCCAGGTAACGGCGGGCAGACCGCGCGCCGATCAACTGGCGGCATTGACTACCTGGACGTCTTTGTTGAGAAGGTCAAAAACAGCCTGGCAGGGGACATCACCCGAGGCGCAGGCGTAGTGCCCAATGCAATGGCCTCCACCTATGGCCTTAACCGCGTGGCCGGGGTGTATTGATGGCTGCCTGGCCCGCAACGCTTCCTAAGCCGACGCCCAGCTACGGGATTGCTCCGGTTGACCAAACCTTGCGCACCGAGATGGAAGGGGGCGCCCCGCGCGTGCGCAGGCGCACCACCGCCCGCAACGACCATGTGAGTGTGGTCTGGGTAATGAGCGATGCGCAACTCACAATTTTCAGGGCTTGGTTTGACAACGCCGCCCAAGCAGCAGGCGGAGCCTCCTGGTTCACGATTAACTTGGCCATCGGCACCACCGGCCTGGTGTCGACCACAGCACGCTTTGTCGGCGTCTACAAAGTCTCGCACCTGAATATGCTTAATTGGACGGTCTCAGCGGACTTGGAAATCCGATGACCGATGCGACTCTTAGCCAAGCCTTGAAGGAGGCTTATGCAGCCGCGCCCGCAGGGGTCGTGATTTATCACACCATTGAGCTGTGGCATCCGCAATTCTCTGCGCCCGTGAGGGTAGTACGTGACTACGTTGACTTGGTTGCAACTTTGGAGAGCACGGCACCCCGAGATGCCAGCACCGCAGTGACCTTTGTCGGCTTTAACTTTGAATTTACCAAGCCCGAGGTCAGCCCCAATGGTGTGCCGCAAATCACGCTCACGCTAGACAACGTAGACCGAAGCATCGTGGCCAACATCGAGTTGGCCATGGGCAGCACCGATTTGGTGACGATCATTTACCGCGAATTCATCAGCACCAACCTGTCCGCGCCGCAAAACAACCCACCTCTGGCCATGACCATCATGACGGTGGTCGCTGATGTCTTCAAAATCACGGCTACTGCCGGTTTTAACAATTTGATGAACAAGCGCTTTCCTACATTGGAATACAGCGCTGAGACCTTTGTGGGCCTGGTATGAGCTTTGCCCAATACATCGGCACGCCCTGGGAAGCGGGGGCGCAGGGGCCAGACTCCTTTGACTGCATGGCCTTTTTTCGCCATGTGCAGGAGCGCCACTTTGGGGTGCACATGCCCGAAATCATCTCCCCCGATTACGAAAACCCCGAGG